GACGGGGTAGCAACAATCAGTTGCAATTCCACGCATAATTGTGATGTCATCATCAGTGTAGTTACCAGAAGCTTTCGCTAATTCGATCATGCAATTCCAACCTCCAGTGGTAACTTGAGCAGGCATACGAGTATCGTAGCTGCTGTAGTCACCAGCAAGAATTCGGTTTTCACCGAATTTCATCATGTGCTTGGCAAGCTGATCCCACTCAGGGCCAACAGCGTTAATACCAACAGCACACTCAGATAGGAGTGGGTTAATTGACATAAACCGACAAATAGGGAGATAGTACATACGAACAAAGAGTTGTAAAACTAATGGTGCAGCAAAGAATACTCGCACCTTCTCCTTCGTCAGCTTGGTAACCTCATCTTTAAGAGCAGCCTTGAAAATGGGGTATGCTCGCTCGCCAGAGAGATACACAGCCTTAACTCGGTGGAACTCATCAACAAACATTTTGTCGAGTTCCAACGGACAGCTGAAATCAGGATACTCTTCTGGATCAAGACGAATCATGTGATCTTCTTTTGGACCAGATAATGGAAATCCTACTGAAGTCTTCTTTGGGATAGGCTCAACAAAACGTTTACCATCAATACCACAAAGAGTTTGCATAAAAGTCAAAGGCTTAGTTTCCTTTTGCCAATAGTCGTTACGCATAACTTCAAGAAGTGGTTCGAGATAGTCATTACACGCCCACTCAAGATCAGCAGGATCGAATCCAAGACTTGGTTCACTAGTCTTCTGAATGCCTTGCCAAAATGGTTTCCAGCGATGCATCTTTGGTGGACCCCATTCATTAGGGACACCACAATGCTTCTCAACCAAATTGGTAATCAAAGTAGGCACAACATCGGATTTTGTGTGTTTAGCCTTGCACACCGTAGTTCCAAAAACTTCCATACTGCCCTGATCAGGCAGATAGTTCAAACAACTGTTATGATGAATTTTAGTATCAACCAGTACTTGCACATCGTATTGCATAACTGGGAAATCACCATTTGAGTGACAGTCGAGAACCGAAGTTTTAGAGTCAATATAAGAGCACGCTTCATTAAACATACTCTTAGTAAAAACTGCAGCAGCACCTCGAAAACCATTTCCACCAAGATGGAACCCAGCAACATAGCTGGGATTGGTATTTGAGATTAGAGCAGCCATACATAGACCCTTAAAAGTGCCTTCTGGCATGTTGTACTCGTACACATCAAGCACATTCTTGCCAATCCGGACACCCTTTCGGAACTTAGCCGAGACTTTCCAAGTCTTTACATCTCCGTCACTACCCCGGTAAACCACAGCACCATTAATAAGGTCTTGGTTTCCATCAGGGAGATATTTGGAAATATCTGCCCATGGACCTGCAGATGGCACAGCAAATACATGCCAGTCAGATCCTGGAAGACGATAGGAAGTTTCCTTCGACAATATTGCTCGCTTGCGAAGTTTTGGAACCATCTCACCCAACGAAGCATCAAACGAAGCCGCAGAGTAGAACTCTGCAAGCATCGTATCAGCATAAACCATGTGATTTGGAATTAAAACCTTTCCTGTTTTAAGGAATATCGCATCACTGCAGGAAACACCCTCTGGGTGATTGGGGCATCGCATATATGTAATATTTTTCTGCAACACTCCACACAATTCCTCATGTGAACAGCGAATATTATCTTTCTTAGGGACCGGACTAATATACGTTCCAACCCAAGGATTAGCTTCACTATCTCGAGCCTTGATTTCCTCCTCACTTGCAGGTGTCAAACTCCCTTGTTGCGTCAAGCGCCACATCTCATAGGAGTACTTAATTACCTTGTAAAAGACACCAAGTGCCGCACAGGTACCAAGAATACGCATAAATTTGTCCTGTTTAATGATAGTAATAAGTGAAGGCATCTGGCCACGTGTCTGAGCGCGAGCTGCTGCAAGCGCGACGTGGTACTGATAAACCTTAAAGAGGAAAATATAACAAGTGAGTGTCACTGCACACATACCAAAAAGGATATTGCACAGAGACACGTAGACGGCAACAAATAGTAAAGACAAATAAATTCCACGATCTAACCAAATCTGTTGTTTCAGTCTCCGCCACTGTAAGAAAGTAGCAAACAACTGTACAAATAGATTGTTGAATGCGAAATCTGGGAAATAGTTCAAAACTTTACACACCCAGTCATCACATAGTGGAATATCAATACCATTACGCCGATCCACCGTCCGTTCATAACCGCTCTCAGGCTGAACACCATGAGGAGTGCTACTAACAACAACCGGTTTAGGGCCGCAGGCGCACAATGGCTTCGGGCGGTGACACTCGTCACACAATTCAATGCGATCACTAAGATTGGTACTATTCTTGACCAGAAATCTCTGGTTCTCGAAATGAGCTCGCGAATCCTTAACAACATAGTCAATTAGTTCAGCTAAGCTACACCCTTCCTTCATTACCAAATCACATGACACCTCATCATTTATACCTCTTGCTTTACGTACATCAAACAAATAAGCATCGGGATAAGGATCATCACCAAAAGCAGCTCGCACTTTTGCTCCATCTAACATTTCTGTTCCTGGAAGACAAAATTCAGGGCGAACACGCTGTTTAATGTGAATGAAACGTCTCACAACCGACAACTGATTATTAGAATAAGTTTCAGCTAAGGCTTGAGGATCAACATTACTGGTAAGAGCAACGCATTTAGGCTCCAATGAAATCTTTCCCTTCAATTCTACTTCAGCCATATTGGCATAATAGGCGACATTATTCACCAGCCAAATGATAAGCTGAGCAGGAGAAACCTGAACGTATTCAGATTTAGGGTTGCCGATATCATCAATAACAACACAGTTAATTGAAGAATCAGCAGTAGAGAGATATTTATCGGCTTCATTTAGCACAATAAATTTATCATCTGTCGCGGCAAAATCATTCGCCATCAGTAAAACACGCGATAACAGTGCGGATACATAAGACTTTCCAACACTAGATCCTCCCCACAAATAATATGCGTAAGGAGCTTCTCGCATTTTTCCTGAGACACGATAAGATCTAAAGTCAGCTCGAATCTTACGCAAAGTAGCGTGTCGATCGCTGATGATCTTTCTCTCAAACCCCTGAGGGCAAGCTTTCATATAAGTAGCGGACTGGTCAACAAGTTTGTCAAGCAGTGCGCTATAATCATTCTCCTTCATTCCAGTCATCTTTTCCAAGTTTCCACAACGAGCCATATTACTGTACTCTTGCGCTTTGAAAAAGTTATCCTCGAACTCCTGTGCCTCACTATCCTCAAAAAGAAGAGGATTAAATGATCGAGACTTGAAACACTCATATCCTCCTTGTAGAAAGAAGACAATAGTGTCAAAACAGGCTCCGAAGAAATTGGTAGCACTCATATGCTTATTAAGTGCAGGGAGAGAAAATAATCTCAATCCACCAATTTCAAAACTGAAATTTGCTAAATTACATAAACCAAGAGCAGCAGCCATGCTGATAAGCTTTGATATTTTAGTAAAAGCAGGAGATTTTTGAAGGATAGTCCAATTAGATTTGACATCCTTCAATCGTGTGAGCCAATCATCCAAACCTCCTTGAGTGGAGTATTCTTCAGGAATGGCTACCGATGTATCGGGATAATCCTCAGTACTAAACAACCCACATTCTAATAAGTAGTCTTTTACAACTCCAAGTACAGACTTGTGGTAATGTGTTTTAATATAGAGGAAAATAATAGCAGCAGCTTGTCTGTTGGTCTTTGCATCCCATAGAGCAGTGCCAACCGCTATAAAGTTCTCAATGAGATCAAGAGCTTGTTGCTCCATGTCTCCTGAAAACAAATTGAGGAGTCCACCTTGTGGCTCCAAACAGCCCCCGCGACTGTCTCGCAATACAATTTCTTCACTATGATCGGTCATTTTGGAAAATTTCATCTGGATTAGGAATTCAGATTGTCGAATTTAAGATTAAAAGGAACTTTTCATTAAAATTGTATTAGTAAACTGGCTATTGTTATTTTTGAGTTGTGTAGACAGGATTCACAACTAGGAAGGTTTTCTCGCTTAAGGTCGCCAAAGCAAGGAACGGCGGTACACCCTTCACGGATAAACCTCAGTTTCAGCCGCAAAACTGAGGAACGATAGAAAGTGGATAGGAGGGGGACACTCCCCCACTTCCAACGTATTGACTCATAAATTGCCTTTTCCAAGGGCAAATGAGATCCATACTAATAACCGAGAGCTGAATTTATCTCGGCATTACAGCAGCATAGTAGGTCCAATTACTTTTAAAACGGCTCTACAAACACATCCGATCAAGACAAATATTTCATCTAAAAAGAGAATACCTGGCTTAGTTTCAATCATATAATGATATCCACTGATCCACAGAATTCGGGTTTCCTAGGCCCTGGACTTCAGTCCTACTCTCTCAATAAAATCAACATAAGTCGACAAGATTGTTGTAAACTCCACCACAATTTTCATTTTTATAAATTAGAATTTTATGATTTTTCTGGAATTTTAAATAAATGGGGTGACTATAGATAAGGCCGGAGCTAGTCAAGCTCCAAAGTTGGTCAACTGGTGGTAAAACGACAAACAGTTACCGAAGGTAATGTAAACGATTGGAAATGTACGCGCAAATCCTAGAATACATACCGTAAGTAACAGGTTCATTCGCGTGAACAATTATCGGGCCAGCGTGAACTGGCAATTACCGTTGAACGTCGTGCAGATGCAAAGCA